GCATATATTTTGAGAAGGCTGTCAATCTCTGCTGGCTCAAGCCTTGCGGTTACAAAGTCTCTATTAACAAAAGAACTCCCAGCGTTTGGTTCATTTAAATATTCACTGTGAAACTTTAAACAGTTATCAATCAAATCTTGCATCTGCTGTGCAATAACCATCATTGTTGAATCGTTCTGCGATCTGTCGATCCGCTTTGCCTCTGCAGTTTCTCCGACCAATTTTTGACCAAGCACCGCTGCAAGTGACAAAGTATTTATTTGATCTTTAATATCTCCAAGCCTTTTGAACTGGCTGTCATAACTGTCGCCTGATGGAGAGACATATTCGAGTCTTGATTCTGGTGGCAAAGATAACGCTTCATTCGGTCCTGTTGTTATCTCATCGGCGTTTGGATAACCAAAAACCGCAAGCAAAGGAACAGAACTGATATGAAGAATATTATCAAGGTCGCTTTGTATTTGATAGTGCTTCAGATTTAGTTCTGCAATATCGTATAAAGGACTGCGTGATTCGTAATATCCAACTCGGTTTGAATAGGCAACAGCAAACGGAATCTTATCTTTTATGCTCATTTCCCCCTCATCAATTAATTTATATTCGCCTTTCTTATCCTTGCGATGTATTTCATACCGACCAAGCTCAAGAACTCGGATTTGTTTCACCAGCTTTTCACCATATTTTCCATCAGCCTCCACGACTTGTTCCATTAACCTTAATTGAGTGAGTTGCCTTGAGCCTTCAACAATTTCTGTTCTCCAGCCAAGAATATCTCTCGGTGTATAGGTCACCCAATAAGGTCTTGCCTTCTCTCCTTCTTTTGGTGCATCAACAAGCACACCAACGTGGCCAAATGAAATTGCAGTTCTTGCAGTTTGATAAAGCCAAACGTTGAGATCGTTGCCCTCAAGGTCAACATCAAAAAGCTGCTCCCGAACAAGATCAGAAACATCATCAAGTCGGACAGGCTTTCGCACTAACATACCCGACAACATCTTTTCTATTCTTTGCAGATAAGGAACAACCGTGGATCTTGCTAGCCTTGTATCGTAGGCATCATCAGTCTCTCTTGGTTCTTGTTGTAAATATTTTCTATGTTCGCTGCGTATTTTATAAGTTCCTTCCTTCAAATCCTCAATCAAACCCCAGAAATTTGCCATCCTTTGATAGGCAGCATTAGGTGAGGCAACCGTTGTAGGAGCTAAAGTTACAGGCTGGTTGTAAATATTTAGTGAGCTATACACGGTTTTTCCTCATAATATCATTTCTTTTAATATATTCTAATTCCTGTTCGTCGGCCTGCCCTTGCATGAATAATATTAAATTCTCTATACACAAGGTAACCTAACGCATCGTTGAGATGATCATATCCATTCTGCTTGTCTGGATCTCCACTTTTTTCATCATAACTTTGCAATTCTAAACATTCGATCAAGCGTCTGCAACTGGCATGAATCGCCAAACGCACCCATCCTTTGCTGTTCTCCAAGAGTGCTTGTAAGGTTTGAACTCTGTCTTTGATCGGTGGGTTACTGCGTAATGCCATGCTTGAGAAACCGTATCCTTCGAGAATTGCAATATCTGTCTTTGAAGCGTTGATCGTTGATCTGGCAGCACCACTAGCATCTGGATAAACTAATATTCTGTTCGTAGGATACCTTCTTTTAATTTCTTGAGCCAATGCATCTGTATCATTTTGTTTTGTAATTTCATCAATCACAAACAATTTATCTCCGTCTTTGACTGCAACGACTGCATTACAGTTCATCACGTTAAAATCGATCCCTATCAAAAGCGTCTCCATTTTTATATCAAAGGGAATATTATCAACCAAATGCTTGTTGCGATCAAATCTGGAATATACAGCTCCAGTTGTAAGATTTGTGAAGTTTCCGTTGAGATAGGCTTGTATGAGTTGCGGTGGATAGTTTTCTAAAAGAGAATCAATAAAACCCTCTGGCAAGTAAGGATTGTCACTTGTCTTTGCTTTTATTAATCTTGTATCCTCCTTTGCGTTTTTTTCAAAAGTCTCAAAAGCCCAAGCATGACCTTCGGGAGTTGTTGTTGCATAAAATTGCTGAATATTGCCTGACCTTAATCTTGCAAGAGCCATGTTCATCGCTTGCTCTGCGTCTCTTTTATTCACAGTATCGGCCTCATCAAATCCAACTGCACAAAGGTTCTGTCCTCTCAATCTTTGATAAGTCAGAATGGTTCTCAGTAGGATCGTATGAGTTCCTTCTTCAAAAGTAAGTTGGTATTCAGGCAAAGGCGAAGCTCTGAAAGTGTAAGGTATCTCCCACTCCTCAAGAAGCTCGTTCATGGTTCGCATCAAAATATCTCTGAGCATTGGACTTGTTGGTTCAAATATGGCAGATATATGACCAACATTCATGCAAGCAAGAATAATACTTTTAGAAACTAAAGCGTAAGTTTTACCAGCACCAAAGCCACAAACAAGTGCAAGTTTGCGATGGCTTGTATCATCACAGAAAGATGCTTGATGCGGAAGCAATTTAGTTTTAATTTTTTTTATTACATCTTTTGACGAGGGAATATAGCTGAAGCCTTCTTCAAATAAAACATGGCCTTGCGAGACAGTTTCTAATAGACTCATGAGACCAAGTGTGCAAGTTTAGCTGCAGTATTGATTGCACCAAGAGCAATGTGATATTGGCCAGACCTTCTAGCTTCCATCTGTAAGGTACTACATTGAGCCAAAAGATCAGCAATCATCTGAGGTCGTTCCATATCCCAATCCTTCTTCAGCTCGTCTCTAGCTATCTGTAAATACTTAGCAACGCTTCTCTCTCCCACCCCCCAATTCTCGGAAGCATAACGAACGCAGTCAGACCGACGACCCCCGTTAGCAATTATCCGAGCGAACCGTTGAGCCCTGACAATTGTCTCTGCTTGCGTACCTTTTTTGCCCATAAAATGTAGTTCTTAGTTAAATACTACACGCTCTGCTTTATTTCCAGTGAAATTCTCCCATCTTTTAATTATTACATCGCAGTATTTTGGGTCCAGTTCAACAAGGCGTACTTGTCTTTGTATTCTTTCTGCAGCGATCAAAGTTGTGCCAGAGCCACCAAAAGTATCCAAAATTATGTCATTTGGTTTTGTTGAGTTGGTAATTTGATATTGAAACAAGTCAACTGGTTTCATAGTTGGATGTTCTTTGTTGCGATTTGGTTTATCAAAATTTAGAACCGTAGTTTGCTTGCGATCTGCATTCCAGAAATGAGATGCACCTTTTTTCCACCCATAAAGGCATGGTTCATGTTGCCAATGATAATCTTGACGACCCATAACCATTGCTGACTTTACCCAGATAAGGCATTGTCTTATTTGCAAATTGGCATCTTTGGCTGCACCTCTGAAGTTATAACCTTCTGAGTCTGCATGCCAGATATAAAAGGAAGCACCGTCATTGATATAATGAGAAGCAACCGTATAAGCCGAAGCCAAAAATTGTCTAAATTCTTCATCTGCAAATTGGTCGTTTTGTATTTTTAATTTATCCGCAGTTTTCCCTTCATAGTTCACGTTATAAGGAGGGTCAGTCAACCAAAGGTCTGCCAGTTCGTTTTCCATCAAAGGTTGGAGTTGGTTTTGATCGGTTGAGTCTCCGCATAATAATTTATGATTCCCAAGTTTCCAAACCTCTCCAAAATTAACCGTTGCTTCCTCTGGAGTTTCAGGAACTTCATCGGGGTCTGTTAATCCTTCGGTTGGAATGATATCTGGTTCTCCAAGTATTTCTGCAAGATCCTCTTTTGTAAAAAATGGATCTATATCGTGGTCCTCTGAAAGTTGATGCAACATTTCTTTATCCCACTCGGATAAATCTGAGGTTCTATTATCAGCCAAAGCAAGACCAACCTTCTGATCTTCCGATAATCCTTTTCTTTTTACAGCAATAATTTCATCTCCTTCGGTTTCAATTACTCTGACGTTTTTTATACCAGCTGCTCTTGCTCCAGCAATTGTTCCGTTGCCAGCAAGGATTCGATTCTCTTCATCGATAACTATAGAACGACCAGCACCATATCTTTGAAGGGACTCTTTTATTAAGGCAGAGGAACGATCAGTTCTTTTCCTTGCATTTTTGTGGTCGTTTTTGAGTTCGTTAATTTTCATGCAGCCTTTTTGAATTGATTATATTTTTTGATGTGGTTATTGACAACGGCAGTTGGACATACTATTTCTCCCATTTTTTGCAAATCAAATTTAAAATCGTTGTAAATTTCATAAAAAGCATAAAAAAGATCGGTTACTAAGTTTTCTCCATAAAGGTGAGGATTCTTGCCGTGTAAATGAAAAAACCAACGAATCATATCATTGGCAGAACAAACTTCAATTAAGTTTATTGAATACAAAGGTTCATCATGGTCCCATATGCCAAAGTGACAGTCAGGCATCAAATCAAGGGAGTAAGTTTCCTCGTTTAGATACCAATCGCCCCAATTCATATGAACGGGCCAGTTGTAACTCATCAAGTTTGCAAGAGGCACAGGATAAGGGTTTTGCTTAGAAAACTCTATATTTTCCTTCTTTTCTCTTGCTTGAGCCGA